TGGTAGTATTATGTATAAAACAAAATACCATGACGCTGGTGACGTTGAAACTTATGACGTATCAGGGGCACCAAACATTGAAGCTGGTGATAAGGTTAGAAAAGTAATGTTAGGTTTATCAACTACAGTTGGTTTTGACCAAGATTTATTAAAATATAAAGGATCTTTTGGAACAACTGAAACATTTGGTTTCCATCTATCAACAAACGCATCAACAATAGTTGATACAAATGGTAGACAAATATTTCATACAACACCATACGATTTAGAAGGTCAAACTGATGAAGATACTAACAAATTAGTTAATATTAATTTCCGTAAATTCACTTTTGCGGTGTACGGTGGTAGAGATGGTTGGGATATCTATAGAACAACAAGAACTAATACCGATGGTTTTATATTTGGTAAATCAATATATAAGTCAGGACATACGATAAACGGTGGTGTATTTACATCAAATGTAGGTAATTCAGATTATTACGCTTATTTACAAGGTATTAATACATATGAAAATCCTGAAGCTGTGGATATTAACGTTTTTGCAACTCCGGGTATTAATTTCCAAGATCATAGTTCATTGGTAAGTCAAGCGATTGATATGATTGAAACTGAGAGAGCGGATTCATTGTATATCATGAACTCACCTAATATTACAGGTGCAACTGCCACCGATGAAATTGTATCGGCATTAGATACCGCATCAATTGATTCTAACTACTCAGCAACATATTGGCCTTGGATTCAAGTAAGAGATACTGATAACGCAACTCAATTATATATCCCACCAACAGGTGAGGTTGTTAAGAACATTGCCTTAACTGACAATGTGTCTTTCCCTTGGTTCGCAGTTGCGGGTTACAGTAGAGGTTTAGTGAATGCAATCAAAGCAACTAAAAAACTTACATTAGATGATAGAGATGTATTATATAAGAACAGAATTAACCCAATAGCAACATTCTCTGATACAGGTACCATTATTTGGGGTAACAAAACGTTACAAGTTAGAGAATCGGCTTTGGATAGAATCAACGTAAGAAGATTATTATTAAGAGCAAGAAAGTTAATTTCGGCGGTTTCTGTAAGATTATTGTTTGAACAAAACGATGACCAAGTAAGAAACGAATTCTTAAGGTTGGTAAATCCTATCTTGGATGCAATTAAGAAAGAAAGAGGTTTGTTTGACTTCCGTGTAACAGTTTCTAATGATCCTGAAGACATTGATGCAAACACAATGAGAGGTAAGATTTATATCAAACCAACTCGTTCTCTTGAATTTATTGATGTAGAATTCATTATTACACCAACAGGAGCTTCATTTGAAAATATCTAATCTAAAAGGAGATATAAAAAGAAGAAGGGTATCAGAAATGGTACCCTTTTTTTTATGTGAAATGCTCCACGTGGAACCATATTATATAATGATTATATCTTTATAAAATACCCAGAATACTGGAACTAGATATACTAGTATTTATTATTGATATTATATTTTATTAAAGTAGAGTATTAAACTGGAACTAGATACTGGGGACTGTAAAAAACTACGAAAAATAATTGAGAAAAACAACCTTTTCGATATAATTAAATCAAAATAAAATTATTTTCCTTTTGGATATATTTATAAGAAAGTAAATAATTAACAAAACTTAACAAACACACAATATGGCCGATTTATTAATGAAAATGCCGACACCTTACGAACCAAAAAGGACTAACCGATTTATCGTAAGATTTGACTCGTCTTTGGGTATAAACGAATGGTTTATATCAGCAGCAGCTAGACCAAGTGCAAAAATCGCATCAGTTGCAATTCCTTTCTTAAACACTTCAACATATGTTGCAGGTAGATTTGAGTGGGAAGAAATTAAAGTAACATTTAGAGACCCAATCGGTCCTTCTGCTTCACAAGCTTTAATGGAATGGTTCCGTTTACATGCTGAATCTGTTACAGGTCGTATGGGTTATGCTGCGGGTTATAAAAAAGACGTAGAATTAGAAATGTTAGATCCAACAGGAGTTGTAGTTGAAAAATGGTTATTAGAAAACTGTTTCTTAACTAACTTAAACTTTGGTGATTTAGATTACAATAGAGATGAATTAGCAAATATATCATGTTCATTGAGAATGGATAAATGTATTTTAATTTACTAATATTATAGTTTTTCATATATTAAAACCGGTAGTCCACAAGATTATCGGTTTTTCTTTTTTAAAAACTTTACTTTACACTAGTTATTAGTTAAATTAAGATATTATGGAAGACTATAAAATTGACCCCACAATCGCCTATGATGTGATTGAATTACCGAGTAGAGGTATACATTATACAAGTAAAAGAAAATCTGTTAGAATCGCGTATTTAACCGCGTCAGACGAGAACATTCTTTCGTCACCTAGTTTTCTTAACACAAATACAGTAATTACTGAATTATTAAAAAGAAAAATATTAGATAGAGATTTACCAATTGATGAAATAGTAGAAGAGGATAGACAAGCAATCTTAATATTTTTAAGAAATACGGCTTTTGGTTCCGAATATACAATTACAACCGTAGATCCAAAAACAAATCAAGAATTTGACGTAGTAGTAAATTTAGAATCATTAAAATTAAAAGATTTTAATTTATCAGAAAATTCCGAAGGTGAATATACATATTATTTAGAAAAAAGTAAAACAGACATCACATTCAAATTTTTAACACAAAAACAGGAAAGTGAAATTAATAAAATAAAAGAAAGTTGGAACGGAAATGGTGTTGCACCAATTGTAACAAAACAACTTGAAATGATGATTAAATCTGTTGGTGATATTAGAGAGGCAATGAAAATCAGAAGTTTTATTGAAATGATGCCAATTAAAGATTCCCAAGATTTTAGAAAATTTGTACAAGATAATAAACCAGGGTTAGATTTAACCCAACCAGTAACAACCCCATCAGGAGATACAATCCAAGTTAATATTGGGTTTGGGGTAGAATTTTTTCGCCCTTTCTACGGATTATAAAAAAGGACAATTAGACGAAATTTTATTTTTAGTTAAAAAAGGATTCTCATATGGGGATATTTTAACTATGCCAATTTATTTAAGAAGATATTACGTTAGATATATAATCGATTTAGAAAATATTGAACAGTAGTATTTATAGGTATGGCAGTAGATTTAGCAACATACGCAAAAAACCACAGTTTATCTGAATTTGAAAAAGAATGGTGTAAACAAGTAACACCACCAATAACGTATGCAAATATGACTCCGAATGATCATACCAACGCAGCTGCGGCATATAATTTTTACAGGCAACCGAGTACTAGTTCAACATCATCGTCCGCACCTAGAGATTTTAATATTCAAAGTGTATTGACGGCCGGAGCGAATAGTAAATCTACATTATCAGAAACAACGGAAAAATATCTAACACCATTACAGTTAACGGATAAAAAAACATTAGGTGAAGAGATTTTAAAACAAATTGAAAGAGAATCTCAATTACATACTGATATTAATGAAAAAATGGGTATTTCGGGTGAATTATCCAGATCTTATAGAGATTCAATTATTGAAACGGTTCCACATGCGGTTAGATTAGGATTTGATATTAAAAATTTAACCGACTTAACAACAAAATTAGCGGAAGGTTCTGGTAAGTTTAATTTAATATCACAAGATACAATGGAAAAAACCGTTGTAACAACAAGAGCGTTTGGAACAACAATGTCAGAAATGGCTGGTACAATGGTTGAATTTGAAAAAATTGGTCTTGGTCAATCTGATACATTAGCTAAAATTAATGATGCAGGTGAAACATCGATGGAGTTAGGATTAAATTCTAAAAATGTAATTAAAGACTTACAATCTAATTTATCAAATTTAAACCAATATGGTTTTAAGAACGGTGTTGAGGGTTTAACTAGAATGGCTCAAAAAGCAACTGAATTTAGGATGGCTATGAGTGAAACATTTAAGTTAGCTGAAAAAGTTATGAATCCTGAATCGGCTATTGAATTAACGGCAAATATGCAAATGTTAGGTGGTGCGGTGGGAGACCTTAATGATCCGTTAAAATTAATGTATATGGCCACCAATAACGTAGAAGGATTACAAGATGCGTTACACGGTGCCGCTGCGGGTTTAGCAACATATAATAAAGAACAAGGAAGATTTGAATTAGTTGGTGCGAACTTAAGGAGAGCACAAGAAATGGCTAAACAATTAGGAGTTGAATATAAAGAGTTTGCTAAGGGAGCAATAGCAGCAAACGAAAGAATATTGGCCGGAGAACAATTAGCCGCAAAGGGTTTTGATATAGATGATAAAGATAAGGAATTTTTAACCAACATGTCTCAAATGAAGGGAGGTGAAATGCAAATCACCATTCCACAATCATTAATGGATAGTTTTGGTAAAGAATTTAATAATAAAACTGAAGTTAAATTATCTGAATTAAACTCTAATCAAGTTGCAATTTTAAAAGCAAATAGAGAAAAACTTGAGGAAATGAATCCCGAGGATATTGCAAAAGGACAATTCACATCGTTAAAAAACTCTGAAAATTATTTAAAAAGTATGGCTGCTGAGGCGGTACTAGTAGGTAAAAATACAACTGTGGGTAGAAATGAATATACAGGAGGTAAATCAAAAGAAAGAGGTGCTGTTAATTTAGAAACTATCGGAAAAGGAATGTCAAATGTTACAGATATAGCATCTAAAGAAGTGTTATTAGGTATTGAAAATAATGCTATAAAAGCAATTAATGTGATTACCAATACAATACAAAAAGTTTTTGAAGCCGGTGCCAAATATATAACTGGTGGTGAAAAAGACCCTAAAAAATTACAAGAAAAGATAGAAGAGTATTATAAAAAGATAAATATGTTAGGTGGAGGTGATATTGAGAAAGTAAGGGCCGAAAATGAAAGATTAAAAAAATGGTATGAAGAGGGTAACGGTAAAAACCAAACAGTAACATTTAATAATAATCTTAAAGTAACTCATTTAGGTTTAGGTAATAATATGACAATAGACCAAACGGAGAAAGGTTATTTAACACCTACAACCAATAATTACGTTTAAGAAGAATACCATTAAAAAACGATATATTATCTATTTATAGATAAAACAATAAGATGCCATTAGATTTTAACACTACTAAAGATTTTAGGGACAAAATGTTAAAAAGGACATTAGATCCTGTTTATGGATTAAGTCCATCACCTAAAACTTTTACAAGTTCAAATTATAGTGTTAAAAATTTAGGAGATAGTGAAAACCTATTGTTACCAAATGTGGATGATAGCAGATCAAAGGATTTATCAATTCCAAAAAAGTTTAATACATTTAAACCAAATGAATACTTTGTAAAAGATTCATTTCAAGATATACCAAGAAAAGCAAATTTAAATTTATATCCATATTTCACACAAAGTGATGATAATTTAATTGGTATCATGTTAACAAAAAACTACGATACGGAATCTGAATTATTTAAATTTGCGGCGAATAATATTAGAACAAACCCACAGGGACCTGTATTATCAAGAATAAGTCAAAATCTTAATACAAACATAAACGCTAAAAATAAGATAGGTGAAGCGTTAGCGGGTAATACAAATACACTAATTAATATTATTAAAGGTAAACAACCTTTAATTGAAGGTAATAATAGAATTACTGTATCAAGTAGTTTAGTGGGTAAAGGGTTTGATTTTTTAGGAACAGTTGCGGGAGTACAATTACCATTCAGTACAATACCCGGAGATTATTTAACAAATCCCCGTAATCCGATTAATATTAGACCTAC